CGCTCACACTAGAAAGGACTAAAAATGAAAGTAAAAGATTTATTGGAAATACAATCAACAATAGAAAAAAGAAAAACGCCATGCGACATGAACGGCGACTTAAATCAGCATTTTTCAGTATCGAAAGAAGAATATATTGATATCTTGGACATGGATTTAATTCATTTAGTCAGATCATATTCAAAATGTTTGGGTATGGGATATGATAAAGTTCCAGATGTTATTAGTAGGTCATTATGTCATATTGTTGATAGTGTTGAAGTTATCAAAAAACAAATTGATAATTGATGAAGAAATTAAAATTTACAAAGTCTAAAAAACTTTTAAATGTTGATAATAACGCTAAAACTGTAAAAGGGCAAAAATACGGCTATCTAACGGCTATTTTATATCTTGCGCCTAGTAATGAAAGCGGATTTAATGTTTGCCCAATGGCGTCAAAGGGTTGCAAAAAAGCGTGTTTATATACGGCGGGGCATGGGGCTTTTAATAATGTTAAGCAAGGAAGAATAAATAAAACGAGGTGGTATATTCAAGAAAGAGCAATATTTTTAGATAAGATCAGAAAAGAAATTAAATCATTCATAGTAAAAGCTGAAAATAGAAATTTAATTCCTTGTATAAGATTAAATGGTACTTCCGACATATCATGGGAAAATACAGGACTTATGGAAGAATTTAAAAATATTACTTTCTACGATTATAGTAAAATTTATAAAAGGGCGTTATCTTATGTGAAGGGAAAATTGCCAGATAATTATCATATTACATATTCATTAAATGAAGATAATAAAAAAGAGGCGTTTAATATTTTGAAAAAAGGCGGAAATATATCGGCTGTATTTAGAAAATCTTTACCAAAAAAATATAAAGGATATAAAGTTATAAATGCGGATTTACACGATTTGAGATTTTTAGACATTAAAAATACTATTGCGGGATTAGTAGCAAAGGGAAAAGCTAAAAATGATTATAGCGGATTTGTGCTTGACAATTAACTTATCCCATAGTAATGGGAAATAAACCATAACAAGAAAGGAAAAATTATGGCTGAAATGAAAGTATATCAAAGAGAGCATTTTGAAAGAAAAGTATCTGATTTGCTCAATCCCGAAATAGAAAAAGAGGAAATGTTGTTATCCTCTACTATTGCGGATTTGACCGAATCAGCGGAAAAAAATCTTGCAAGAAAGCTTGGCGCAGATGTTATCATAGATAATTTAGAGGAATCTAAAGAAAAATACCTAAAAGCACAAAATAAAGCGAGGACATTTTTTAGGCAAGCGTCAAGAAAGCGGGTAAGTTATAAAAAATCTCTTAATTATAATTTTGAACGTGGCGAAAATGAGGAAATTTCGCCTAAAGATTGCTACGATCAGATAAGAAAATGGGCGGAAAAATTGGCGGAAAAAGAAGCGGAAAAAATGCCTATTGGAAAGCGCATTTCTTATTTAAAAGCTGTAAAAACAAATGCGAAAGACACTATTATGGAAGCACACGTTGGAACAGAATTAAAAGATATGTTGGGCGGTATACTTGCGCCATTGGGATTATCTTGGAATAGACCGCTACCCGCACTTGCACCACCCTCAGCAGATAGACCAGAAGACTAAAATTTATTAACACTATCTCATTATAATGGGATAGTGTTTCTTATTTACAGAAAGAAAAAATGAAACAATTAGAGCAAGATCAACAAATAGTAAAAAAAGTTAAGGATTGGTTAAAAGCAAATATAAAAGTAGGTTGTGAAAATGTTTTATGTACTGATTTAATAACAGATAATAAAGATTTATTAAAAGCAATCGAAGATTGGGAAAAATGACAGTTAAACCAGAAACAAAATTCGGCAACGAAATAAGAAAAAATATTAACGCTTTTTGGCAATCTTTTACTATTACAGCGACAGCGGGAATACCAGATTTATACGGAATCAAGGGCGGAGTGTCAATTTGGCTCGAATTAAAATGTATTAATAAAAATTCAATAAATATCTCACCGCTACAAATCTCATGGAATTACAACCATTTCCAACAAAATGGGAAAAATTATTATATTGTCCGCGATACGCGGTCAAAGGTCATCAAACTATACAACGGGGACAAAGGACGGGAACTCAAGGAACAGGGCTTTAAATGTCCTAGTATTATGACATTTGATTATCCATATCGTTGGCTTGACCTAGAACACGAATTATTCATTTGACAACTGAATTATCCTATGTAAATAGGATAATGTTTCTATGGCATGAGGTCGTAGCGACAACTTAACCGCTAATGATCGGTGGTACTTCTTCCGAGTGCCACCGATCTTGAAACGGGATTCTTATGAAAATTAACTTTGATAAATATGATGGTAGTAATACAAATAACATTTGGCGTGTTCCAATATCCAATTATGACGGAACAAGGAAATATACCATTGTTTTTGAAATGGAAAATTCCAACAGCCAAAAAATAAAGAAAATGTACCTTGAAGATTTAGACGAGAACATGAAAGCATTTTCGCGTGGGGGTGAAGCGGTTAATACTACGATAAAACAAATGTTCGATTTATTTGAAAAGAGGTCTTGAACCATGTTTCATTATCCTATAGTAATGGGACTAGTTAATCGTAGGGGTTGGCGAGGGGTTGTGTACTTATAATCCTTGTCAACACTTAATGCTAGATATAAGCTGTATCACGGTAATTAAGTTCTTCTGCGGGGGATTAAAAGATTAGTAGATATTGAGGAATACCTCATGAAATCGCTTCGCCCTACTTTTGACTATTTAAGAAAGGATAATATGCCTGAACTAGTAAAAAATAACAACGGCGATTGGCCCAAGAAATTTAATGGTAAGGAAAAACCTTGGACAAACACAGTATCCGCCGATTCAAATGTGTTTCATTTACAGTTAATGGACATCTTCAATCCCTCTAAGATTCGTGATTGGCTTAAAAAGGACAACCAACACCACAACAAGAAAAAAGAATAACCAACAACACCATGAGCGAAGGGGCGATTTATCGCCCCTTTTTTTATAATCAAATACATGTTCCTCATACCCTTAACAATAATCATCATTCTTATTATTCTGTTTGATATTTTAATGTACTTGCTTTAGAATATTATAAACATTTAAAGAAAGGATATAGAATGAAATCTGGTAAATTCATACCAATAGAATTATTGAATACTGATTTTTACGGAATATCAGCAACTGTAACGGCTGCTGGAGAAAGTCCGCTTGGCGAACACGAATACGATTTATTCGACATTATTAGCCGAGATAGCCACGCAGCTATATTAATTAAAAATTATATTCTTAATGATCTCGATGAAAGATATAAAGATCAGCCTAGTATCAGAGAAGCTGCTAAAAATGATCCAGTAGTAATGAGAATGAGAAGAAAGCTAAAAGAATCGGCTTAATTGCACATTCACAGCTAACGAAAAAAAAGGCGGTAAACCGCCTTTTTGTTTATGAGCTGTAATATCATCCAACCCATTAAAACGCTTGTACGCTCTTCTATGGGCTTTTTTATTCACATATAAACTTGAATTTTCTTTTATTTGGACCATTTTATTTTGTTAGGGTGTTGAATCTCTAGAAATTTTACTATTTTAAACAGTATGGAAAAAACAAAAATATATACAATAACAATCACAGAAGAAGAATTAAAAGAAATTAAAAATGATATTACCCTCAAATCTTTTAGTGGAAAGTTAGAATTTGATACAACAACTTATATTATAGGAAAAGCTATTCACAATCAGATTATAAATAAGGAAAAAAACAAAAAATAGGGGTTATTATGACAATCATAATAATTATCGAATACCACTAGCCCCGCGGGGCTAGTATTTTTTTGGCTATATGAAATTAACTCTTTTAATATAGCGAAATGTCCTATAATCATGGGATATGATTATTTTAATCATATTTAACGCTTATAGGCTCTTGAGCCTATTAGTTAGGCTCTTGAGCCTTAGGCATATTTTAGGAGTTTAAAGATGGTAAATTTAACCGCATTTTTAAATGATATAAATGAACGTAAAAGCAATAGGCTGGACTTTGTAGCCCCTGCTAATACGCTTAATCTAGATTATGATGATGCTCAAAGTTCTTATGTTCTAGGTGCTAAGATCAATGGTGATCCAAAACAATTCAATCTTAATCATAGTTCTAAAAGGCAAGTTTGCGATAAACTCGGAATACCCGCCAAGTACTTTGATTATCTTGAAAAACTTGGTCATTATAACTTGGCAATGGATAACATTAATTATCTGTTTAATCATGGTGATGAAAATAATACTGTTCGTTCTGTTAATGGAACTATAACAGCATTTTTATCTGATCGCTTTGATATAGTGGATAATGACTTTATAGCTGGTGCTGTGTCTGATGCTATTGCTGATGATTATTCAAATGAAAATTTGAATGTTATTGATGCTTCAGAGACTGATAAGAAGCTTTATATGAAAATCACCAAGCCCAGCGTCAACGCTGAAATTGCTAAAGGTGATATTGTTGAAGCTGGTGTGATTATCTCTAATTCAGAGACAGGTCATGGCGCTATTAATGTTAATCCGTTCATCAATCGTTTAGTTTGTTTAAATGGTATGACTGTTAATGACGCTCGGTTCAAGGCCATTCACTTGGCTGGAGCCAAAGAAGAAGGCGTCATTAATCATTATTTAACTGATGAAACGAAGAAGAAAAAAATGCAATACCTACATGCTCAAATTGGTGATGTGGTCAACGGATCATTGAAGCAATCAGTATTTCAGCAATCAGTTGATAAGATCACAGATGCTTCAAAAGAAATAATTAAACCTACTGAAGCAATTGAGATTATTACTGATAAATTTCAGTTATCTAAAGATGAAAGCAAAAGTATCTTTGATAAACTTGCTAGTCGTGATGCTGTTGATGCTGGTGATCCATCCAGATGGTCTCTTATTAATGCTGTTACTAATACAGCTAAAGATATTGAAGACATTGATAGAAAACAAGAATTAGAAGCTATAGGCGGTAAAATTCTAGCCTTTGTAATGCCAAAACAAGCTAGAGTATTATAAACACGATCCAAGCCCCCCAGCTGGGGGGCTTTTAATTTATCCTTTAATCAATCATTTTTTTGTTCTATAACTATTCTTAGAAAGGAGGTGATAAACATATGACAGATATGCTGTTTGAAAAAAACGAATTTAACAAAGCTGGTAAATGGATCAGTTCAACTGTTACAACTAGCAAGGAAACTGATCTGGTTAAAAGATTAGAAGAATTATTATCCAAGGATCATTCCAAACCTATGCTGGAGATTGGCATTGAGCAGGTCCTAGGCAAGTTAGAATTTATCGCCAAGTATTATAAAATTGATTGGGATCAAGTAACCAAGGAATTTTATCTTCAGGCTGGTTACACTTTTAAACCGCCAGAAAGATTAACTTGTGCCAATGGTAATACTAAATCATTTCAATTAGATTTATTACACGAACTAACTTAATCTTTAATTAAACATTAAACATCAACGCCCCCAGCTGGGGGCGTTTCTATTTCTTATGTTAAATCATTTAACATAAATCGCTATGCCATTTGGACTGCTAGCGCCGGATCCCGAGCAGCAGCTCTAGCAGCTCTAGCAGCTCTAGCTCATGGATCCAGAAAAAACATTAAATCAATCATTTTTTCTATTACCAGGTACTTGCCCTGGTTCCACAGCTGTGGGAGTATAGCCCTAGCTACAAAGTATGTAGCCAGGTGTCATAGTTCATAGCCATAGCTACACCCCCTACACCCCTAAATAGAATAAAAGCTACAGATTTTTTTTAGGTCCGCGCCCTGTTTCAGACAAACGATACCGGTTGAAACCCTACCACCCTAAATACAGGGCTTGGGACCCCTATTCCTTGATTATCCCAAAAAAATAATATATAAAAAATTTGCAATGATTAATCAAAGCGCGGCCGAATTACAGGAACAGTTAATTCTTGAGCACATTAAAAAGCTCGAAAATGCGGAAAAAGATTTCATTCCATTTGTGAAGCATGTCTGGCCTGATTTCATATCAGGATATCATCACAAAAAAATTGCTGAAAAATTTAAAGCAATACGGGACAAGAAACTAAAGCGACTGATCGTGAACATGCCTCCAAGGCATACGAAATCAGAATTCGCTTCCTTCCTATTTCCGGCGTGGTTAGTGGGCCATGATCCGACAATCAAGATCATCCAGACCACCCACACCACCGAGTTAGCTGTCCGGTTCGGCCGTAAAATGAAAAACCTGATCGACAATGAGATCTATCAGCAGATTTTTGACAAGGTTGCCATTTCCGCCGACTCCAAGGCGGCCGGCCGGTGGGAGACGAATCATGGCGGCGAGTATTTCGCGGCGGGTGTTGGCAGTGCCATCACGGGCCGTGGAGCGGACTTATTAATCATTGATGATCCGCACAGTGAGCAGGATGCTTTATCCGAGACATCACTGGACTCCGCGTACGAATGGTACACATCCGGACCAAGACAAAGATTGCAGCCGGGAGGCGCCATCGTCATCGTCATGACGAGGTGGTCCGTGAAGGATCTGACAGGAAAATTGGTGCAGGCACAGGCGAAGGAGCCCAAGGCCGACCAGTGGGAACTAATCGAGTTTCCAGCTATTTTGCCAAGCAACAAGCCCGTGTGGCCGGAGTACTGGGACATTGATTCCCTGACCGCGACCAAAGCATCGCTAACCGAGCAGAAATGGCAGGCGCAGTGGCAACAGAATCCGACGGCAGAGGAAGGATCGATCATCAAGAGAGAATGGTGGAAGAAATGGGAGGAGGATGCAATTCCCGACTTGATTCACGTCATACAAAGCTACGATACGGCGTATTCCAAGAAAGAGACGGCCGATTATAGTGCAATTACCACATGGGGCATCTTTACGCCTCCGAATAAGGCGAAACCCCATATCATATTATTAGATGCGGAAAAGGCAAGATGGGAGTTTACAGAGCTGAAAAAGCGTGCTATGGAGAAGTATAAATATTGGGAACCAGAAACAGTGATTGTGGAAGCAAAAGCTTCTGGACTTCCCTTGACAGATGAGTTAAGATCAACAGGAATTCCCGTTGTGAATTATACGCCCAGCAGAGGGCAGGATAAGCATGTGCGGGTAAATTCCGTGGCGCCGATGTTCGAGGCGGGCCAGGTGTGGTACCCGGACGAGCGTTGGGCAGAAGAGGTTATAGAGGAGTGTGCGGCTTTTCCTTTTGGCGACCATGACGACTACGTCGATTCAACGACGCAGGCGCTCATGCGATACCGCCAAGGCAACTTTGTGCAACTCCCCGATGACTACTACGACGAACCACGGACCATGAAACATAGGGAGTATTACTAAATGAGTTTAAACAGTTACCAGTCAGCCTATAACGCGCACACCCCTGACTGGGTCAGCCGAGTGGCGGCGCAAGCCGCCTTATCGGCGTAAGGAGAAACATGGCGACACAGGACGATTTATTTGCAAAGGACGACATCAAGAGGATCGTGGAGAAGGCGAAAAGTACAAAAATGCCTATTCTTGGAACAAATGTAAAATTAATCAAGGACACCGCCCAGCAGATCGAAAACGTGGAAGGGCCCAATGTAAGGCCGACAGCATCCATTAAGAATATTCAAAATCTTTCCGACGTGGAAAGGCCAATGGGACATAAAGGGGAATTTCACGTTAAGGGAGTGGAGTCACCTGGAAGGGTTTCAAAAATTACAATTGGAAATAAAACGGTCATTGTGCCCCGGCTCGATAACTATAAAAGTTTTGAATCATACAATAATGCATTAAAAAAGTTTCGTGTAAATGTACTTCAACCCTTGCTGCTGCAAAATCCGGAAGCGGCCAGAGTTCTAACATCCGGTGCCTACTTGGAACAGTTTGCGGCGGATCAGAGAAAGGCCGTTGTTAATGATTCCAAGCTTCGTAAACTCTACAACGTGGAGTGGGACACAAAAAAGGGACGATGGAAGATTCCTCAGGCATCCATCAATGAAATAAACCGGCAAATGGGATATATTTTTGAAACACCAGAGCCTCGAAGCGGACTGCCCAAGGGCGGAAAAGTGCAATCCAAAATGTATCAGATGATACAAAGCTTTTGGAAAAAGAATTCCAGTTTGCTGAATAAGGAAACAAAAGCACTGAAGAACGTTAATTTCAAGTTGGCCCTTCAGGAAATAGACAAAATGTTCAATGCGGCAAAAACCGTCGCGCAAAAGAAGAAGGCGGTGGCTGCTTTAACGTCATTTTTAACTTTAATCAGCACAAACGCCTTTGGAAAAGTTGTATTAGGTGCTGCTTCAAAACTGGGAGCTTTAAACTATATATTACCATTTCAAGTAATATCCGATGCGCTGTTGCCAACGGACTTTTTAGGCTCTAAAAAGGAAGCTGAAGAAAAAAAACAAAAAGCATCGGGAATAGATTTTCCAGGTGCTGAAGGATTCAATAGAGGAGGACTAATGGACATAAACCACATGACGCGCCCGCTTGGGTACGCGCTAGGAACACAGGCCGGCGAACTTGTCGGTGACAGGGAAAGGGACGTCAAAATATTTCAAGGCCCTGACGGGTATCAGTATCTAGTTAATCCGGACGGAACTGTTGAAAGAATACCTGGTCAAGAACTTCAGGCTGAAGAGGTAGAAGAAAGATCAAAAATATTTGAAGGAGCCGACGGGTATCAGTACATGCTGAGACCGGAAGGAACTGTTGAAAGAATTCCCGGTCAAGAAGATGAAGAAGAACTTCCCTATGACCGCGACAAGGGATACACGGAAAACCTGAACGAACTGATGAGCGACATCGGCGGAACATTGAAGGAAAAAGTAAAAGGCGCTGGAAGCTCCCTGCTGGACAAGATCAACGACTTCATTAAGTACGGATGGGGCGACAGGGAAGATTACATGGAAATCGGAGGAGAGCAGGTTGATCCTGAAGATCCCAATTTCAGGCGCTTCATTGAAGAAAACTACATGGGCGAGGGCGAATCCTACATTGAAGGCATAGAGAATTACAGAAGAGAGGCTGAAGGGAACAACTACCGCAGAGGCGGCATCGTTTCCATCAACAGCATGACGAGGACGCTCTGATGGCTGTCAGGAATATTTTTGACATTACGAGGCCAGATTACATGGACATCACGGAAGGTGACATCCATTATGGTCCGGAAAGATTCATTGCCGGTAATCTTCCCACGGTAAAATCAAAAGGAATACCATCCTTGTTCGCGGCGCAGCGGGGGAACTGGATGACGAGGCAAGAATTATGGACGCGGTTCTCAGAATGAAAATGACGAGCGGATTGATGAGCATGGGCGAGACGGTACCCAATGACGATGATGAACTGATCATAAAATATTTTAAACTTATAGGAGATCCAACAGAATAATGGCAACAGCACGAATAGGAGCAAGTGGACAGCCCATCCCGATGGGGGGCATAGGTGACATACTGGAAGGCGGACGCGGATATTTAGGACCGGGGCGCCTTATTCCGCCGGCAATTGGTGGTGGTTCCGCGTGGGGACTTCAATCGTTATGGAATAAAATAACAGGCGGCGAGGATGAAACGGAAGAAGAAATAGATATTAATGACGATGATATTTTTACACAAGAAGAAAAAGACCTGTTAAATGAATTGCCTCCAGGATTAAGAGAGTCAACGGGTAAAAATCTAAAAAAACAAAAGGAAAAATTATTAAGTGTTACAGAAGAGGAAAGAGAAGGTCTAAAAGAATTATTAAAAAAAGTCAGAGAGGATCTTAGAAATGAGGAGAGTTTTTCGGAGGATATAATTGATTCTGCTGCTGATGCAATTATAGAAAGTTCACTGAAGAAAATGGAAGAAGGTCTTTCTAAGAAACAAGCTATAGCGGAATCTTGGAAAGAAGTTTATGAAACATTAACAGGTGGTGGCTTGACAAAGCAAGCAAGAGGTGGACTTGTCGGCATAAATGAATTAACTAGAGGATTATAATGGCAATAGAAAAAGTAAACGAAGACATCAACCTGGACATTGAACCAAGTTCCGAGGCGCAGATTTCATTGCCCGGAATGGAGAATAATGCGATGATGATGGAGGATGGATCGGCGATCGTCAATCCGCTTCCTGACTTGTCAGGAAAAGGCGCGTTCAATTCCAATCTCGCGGAAATAATTCCGGATGATGAACTCGAGAGTTTGTCAAAAGGACTGGTGGGTGACTACGAGTCGGATAAGGACGCGAGAAGTTCGTGGCTCAAGACGTACAGCGAGGGACTGGATTTATTGGGATTTAAGTACGAGGACAGGTCAAAGCCGTTCGCCGGCGCAACGGGTGTAACACATCCGCTTTTGGCGGAGACAGTGACGCAGTTTCAAGCACAAGCGTACAAGGAACTACTGCCACCGGAAGGTCCCGTTCGAACACAAATAGTAGGTGAAATAACACCAGCGGTCGAGGAGCAGGCTCAGCGTGTCAAGGAATTCATGAACTATCAGATTTCTTACGTCATGGAAGAGTATGACCAGGAACTCGATCAGATGTTATTCCATCTACCATTAGCAGGAAGCGCATTCAGGAAAGTATACTACGACGAAGTCAAGGGACGGGCTGTTTCTAAATTTGTTCCAGCCGAAGACGTGGTCATTCCGTATGTCTCAACCGACATGGAATCATGCGAGCGCATCACTCATGTTGTCAAGATGATGGGCAATGAACTGCGCAAGAAGCAGGTCGGCGGCATGTATAGGGACATTGACATCTCGATGCAGGAACCAAAGATAAATGATGCAAAAGAAACATATGATAAGTTGGAAGGTGCGGAAAAAACAATTAATGCGGAAGAGATTATTTTATTGGAATTCCACTGCGACTTGGATATTGTCGGATTTGAGGACATGGCCAATGATCAGCCAACAGGAATTAAGTTGCCATACGTTGTTACTATTGACGAAGGATCAGGAAAAGTGTTATCCATCTACCGAAACTATGAAGAACAAGACCCGCTTCGAAAAAAGATTTCCTATTTTGTCCACTATAAGTTTTTACCTGGCCTTGGCTTTTATGGCTTTGGCCTTATCCACATGCTCGGGGGTTTATCAAGAACCGCAACGTCAGCTCTTAGACAACTTATCGATGCAGGTACGTTGTCCAATCTCCCTGCAGGCTTTAAAGCGAGAGGGCTGCGCGTTAGGGACGATGACCAACCGCTTCAACCTGGAGAATTCCGGGATGTAGATGCACCGGGAGGTGCTATTCGTGAATCGTTGATGCTGATTCCATATAAAGAACCAAGTGCAACGCTCTTTCAACTATTAGGTTTTGTTGTTGAGGCGGGAAGACGCTTTGCGTCGATTGCCGATAACAAAATGGGCGAAGGCTCGCAGGCCAATCCCGTGGGCACAACCATGGCAATCATGGAACGCGGAACAAAGGTGATGAACGCAATTCATAAGCGTTTGCATTATGGACAAAAAGTAGAATTTAAATTACTATCAAAAGTTCTGGCACAAAGTTTGCCACCGGAATATCCGTATGCGGTGAAAGGTGGTAACAGAGTAATCAAGCAACAAGATTTTGATGATCGGGTGGACATTCTGCCTATTTCTGATCCCAACATATTTTCAATGTCACAGCGCGTGACACTGGCGCAAACGCAAATGCAAATGGCAACATCCAATCCTCAAATGCACAACATGCATGAGGCTTATTTAAGAATGTACCAGGCGCTCGGCGTACGGGACATTGACAAGATACTTCCTCCCCCGCAGCAACCACAACCGGAAGATCCTGCTATTGAAAATTCAAAATCTTTGCAAATGATGAAATTACAAGCTTTTCAAGGACAGGATCATGCTGCGCATATTGATGCCCATCAGGCATTCATGAGTTCTTTTCTAGTGGCAAATAATCCGCCGACAATGGGTATTTTGCAGTCACATATTTCGGAACATGTCTCTTTTATGGCACGGGAAGAAGTGATGGCACAAAATCAACAAGCAATGCAGGAGCAGGCGGCACAATTTGGTGGTCAAATACCTCCGGAACTGCAACAACAGTTCCAAATGGAGATTGAAAAGCAGGTTGCACAGCGAATTGTGGAAATTACCGAGGAACTGGTGGCTGAAGAGCAAGAATATCTCAATAAACGAGGCGAAGACCCGTTAATTGACCTTAAACAGCAAGAATTAAACCTTCGATCTCAAGAAATACAGCAACGACAGGACATGGACGAGAAAAAATTAGACCTTGACGCTGAAAAATTGGGATTTGAGGCAAAAAAACTTCAACAAAAGGATAAAATTGACAAAGAAAAGATACAAAGCCAGGAGGATATTGCGGAATTACGAGCTGAAACGACTTTGGCGCACCATAGACCTCATAAAACAAGTGGTAATAAATAAAAATGAAAAAAAGTATGGACAAATGACTTCTTCTCAAACTATACTTGATGATGTTTTTCGTTTTGCGGAAAAATATAAAAATGATCCAATGGCGCTTAGTGCGTCGTTAATGGTTGTTGCAAAAACAATTTATCTAAATAGATTAGGTCCAGAACAAACGCAACTGATGATACATTTGTTTGCTGATAATATGGAACAACCATATCAAATTGAAAACGTAACATTACATTAATGTCTCTTTGTAAAAATTGTGAGCATAATTGTCACCACAGTAATAGTGGAAAATGTGCATCTTGTGATTGCTTAAATTGTGAACATGATATAGAAGAAGCATTAGAAAAATTACAGGAAGTGATCAGTCCTGTAAAAACTGTTGAGTTCGAACCAGATATAGATTTGGATTCGACGGAACATTAGGAGGAAATATGAAACTCATTAAAGATCTTTGGGCTCACCTGAAGGAATGGAGCGACTGGGGTATGCGTGACTGGATTAAGGCCGGAATCGTGACCGTGGTAGTTCTATTCATCTTATATAAGATGACAGGCGGGGGAGCTTAATCCCGTGTTACAGTTATTAATTAAACCCTTGCTCGGCGTTGCCGGGCAAGCGGTTTCCGGCTTCATAGAAACCAAGAAAGCGAAGGCCGAGAACAAGTTAACA